TATTCCAAGGCGTCTACAGCATCAGACAATGCACTCATTTGCGTTTTCTCCTGGATGGACGATTCGATGAAGGATTGACGTCCGCGACAGCCGTAGTGAGCTGCGCGGACAATTGACGGACAACTTGCTCGATTCCCCGAATGCGCTGGATCTGTACTTCGGTATCCGGATCCGCTTCGGGGGGAACCATGTGGACGTAGACATCGACCCGGATCTGAAAGGCCACGAATCACCCCTTTCAATGGGACGCGCTCGGTTGTTTCTTCTCCACCGCTACAACCGGCAAAAGCGGCTGCTCTCTTTAGAGCCAGTCCCAAGGGACGGCTTGGAGGAGACCGTTATCCCGACGCGTTCGCCATCTGCACGCACTCTTGCAGCTTTGTGATCGAGATCGATTTCTCGCGAGACTCCGGACACGCCTTGTTCAGCAGCTTCGCGAAATGTCGCGCTGCCTCCCGGATCTCTTCGTAGCGCGCCGCCTGGTTTCCGTGCGGGGCGTGGTACGTGAAGATGTTGTCGATTTGCACGTCGGTCATGAGGCTCTCTTTCGTTTGGGCTTTGCCGGCGGAACGGCGGATTGGGAGAAGGCGAGCTCCGGCTCAGTCACGAGCTCGCGAACCGTAGTACTGAGCGCCGAGGCGATCCGCTCGAGCGTCGACACGCTCGGTTCTTTTGTGCCGTTTTCGACGTCATCCCAAAATGCGCGCGACATTCCGATCGACGCGCACAGCTCCGTCTTCGTCTTGCCAGACGCTTCACGAAAACGCCGAATGTTCTCGGCGACGATTTGTTGAGTGTCTGCTTGTTTGGTCATTGCACTCGATAAGGTACGCTCGTATTTCAATGAGTGCAACAGAAAATTTTTACACCACTACGCCCGAAGAGTAGCTAACGTGCTCCATCGAGAACATGAGCGGCGCCCGGCAACTCTTAGGCAAGAAGTTAAAATTCGCTCGCGAGAACGTGGCGCGACTCAATTCGACAACCCTCGCCGAAAAGGCAGGGACCTCCCGGTCCTGGATCGACAACGTCGAAAAGGGTGTTCAAAACTTTCAGATCAACGAATACGAAAAGGCGATTCTGGCCTGCGGCCTCACATTTGAAGACTTATTTAAGGAGCCGAGCGGGCGTACACCGCACCCCGATCTGTTCTGGATGGTGAAGGCGATCGTGGACTCCGGCAACGAGCGGGCAATTGATGCGCTGCGATACACATTGCTGCGATTCACATCGGAGCCGCGGCCGGAATCCCAGGACTCCGAGCATGACGCGACGCATACAGGTGACCTGTCAGTGGATAAGAAGAAGCCAAAACGTGCGGGATGACGGGGCGTGTGGTGGCGCTCAGCGCATGGAAGGCTACTCAGCGTCGGCACAGCAAGAGATGAACGTCACGCCCCGTCGATTATCGCGGTTTGCTGCACGAGCGGTATGAGACCAGTTCGATGTCGTTCTGCCAACAACGCAGATTGTCGCGGCGAACGAAGTAATGCGTCACAGGTGGAAACGCTTCGCGATTCGCGCATAGAGAAAGACGATGACGGCAGTGGCGGCAACCGCAAAGAGGAAGCTTTGGTCTCGATCCACATCGAAAAACCCGGTCGCTAACAGTTGAGCGAGTACGAGCACGGCCGCGGTCAGCCCGACGCGCCCGCACCATTTCATGACGACAGGCCCAGAATATCGGCGCCAAACAATAACCACACCAAGCGTAGCCACAGCGCCTCCAATGATCAGCACTGCGAGCGCGCCAATCTGCTGATTTAGCCGTTCACGGTCAAGGCGCTCCTGCTCTCTGCGAAGGCTCTCGCGCGCCGCCTCCCTCTCTTCCGGGGTTAGCTTAGCGTCGCGCTCCTCAATTCTGCGGAGCGTCTCATCATACGGATTGTTCTCGCGCACAAATCCAGGCGGTGGGTCGGGAATCGACTTCGTCTGCGAGCTTAATAGCAGTAGTCCCGTAAGCACAAAACTCGTCGCCGTCATAAGCACGCGCAACCTATCACATCGACAAACCTCCGGCACGTTCGCTTTTTCTTTAAAAATTCTTGTTGACTCTATAAAGTACGCAGCGTACTTTACGGAATACACAAAGGAGAACGCAATATGCGCACCTATTTTTTGAGTTTTGAACGACGCGATCTGCCGCGAGTGCGCGTCGAGTTCGTCGTTGCCGCTGGGACGCGGCACGAAGCGAGGACCATCGCGGAAAGAGAAGCAGCCCAATTGAAGGGCTACCGATTTCTTGGGAGCAACTAATGAACGCCAGAGCCTGGTTCTACAGCCAATCGTTTCACAGCAACGCTCAATTGGACGATCCGATCATGGACCGCTCCGAACTCACCCACAACCAAGACGAAAACCTGCGCGAGTGCGAAGCCTGCGGCGAGCCCGTCGAGGTATTGCACACCGTGAATGATGACGACCCGAGCGTGGGGTATCACGGCGAGCTGCACGTCTGCGACGAATGCCGTGAGCGCGGGAGGCGGCCATGAGCTACGCCGACGTGTACGTGCTGCTCTTCATGGCTTTTTTCGCCACCGCCTGGGCCGCGTTCTGGATTGGCATGGTGACGGGAGAACAACGGCAGATCGCCGAGCGCGTGAAGCAATGGCAAGAACGCGGGAATAAGGAGGGCTTGTGAACCACATCGAACGTCGCACCAAACGCACCGCCTACGTCGAGATGATCGAATCCATCGCGTCGCTGATGGTCTTTCTCGAAGACGAAACCCCGCAAGGCCCCGAGCGCGATCGCACGAAAGCGGCGACCTGGCACTTGCTCACGGCCGCGGATCGACTGCGCGAGCCTGCGCCGGTGACAGCGATTCCCGGTGCGAGTTTGGAGCGTCAGCTGGAGCAGTCGTTGCGGCTGGTCCAGGACGTGAAGCGGATGAAAGCCGACCAGCGCGGCGACGATTTGCCGGACCTTGTCTTGTAAGACGGCCTGAAGAGTTTCGCCGGCCGTTTGCGCGGCCGGCGTTTGAACGCAGAAACCAACTGAAAAGGAGACCAATGATATGAACCCCGCACCCGAATCGCAATCCCCGTTACGCATCATTCTGCCCACCGAGTTGATCGTCGTTGAACATCCGATCTTTCTTCTGGTCGGCCAGCCGGGTATTTGCAAATCCTCGCTGGGATTTTCCGCCGACGACCCGATCGTCCTGAACTACGACTCGGAGAGCGCACACGCCCGAGCCGTGAACCGCGGACCGTCGCTGCCCGTGCTGACCGTTGCCCAGCAGCGGGCGCTCGAAGCCGATCTCTCCATCCTCGATCCGTACCGGACGGTGGTTCTCGACACTGTGGGCGGCGCCGTGAACACGATGTCCTCTCTCATCATCGAGGACACGCCCAAGTTTGGAAATTCCGCCGGCCCGACGCAGCAAGGATGGGGAGCGCTGAAACGGCACTTCGCGAAGTTCCTTTCCGATTTGCGGAACCGCGGGAAGAACGTGCTGATGATCGCCCACTCAAAAGAGGACAAGAGCGACGACCGCGTGTACATGCGGCCCGATATCGCTGGCGGCAGCCGCGACGAAATCATGCGTCTGGCGGATTTCGTCGGCTACGTCTACATGAACGGCAAGCAGCGCACGCTCGACTTCAATCCAACGGACCAGTGGTTCGGCAAAAACCCGGCGCAGTGGCCGGCCTGGAATGTACCCGCTCCCGAAAAGGCGCGGACGTTCATGACGCAACTTTTTCAGATGGGCCGCGAGGCTTTGGGGAAAGCCAGCGAGGCAAGTGCCGGCGTGGCGCTGCAGGTCGACGACTGGCGCGCGGACATCCAGACCTATCGGACGGTCGACGAATTCAACCGCGCCGTTCCGAGGGTGAAAGGCCTGGCAGAGCCGGTGCAGGCGCAGGTCGCGAAGATCCTTCTCGATTGCGGGAAAGAGCGCGGTCTGATCTATAACCGCGAGCAGTCCAGCTTCGCCGAGCCGGCGCCCCAGCCCAAACAAGAGAGATTGGTAGGTGTGCTGTGAAGTGCGAAATCTGCGGCGCGAATTGCCGATGTAAAAAAGCCGCTCCTGGGCTTTGCTGCGGTTGTCATCGCCACAAGGTCCGGCGCATTATCCGCTCCGAGTTCTCGACAGATCTCGGCGTAACGCGCGAGGCTTTCGAAAAGTCACTCGCGAAGCATCGAGTCGTTGAGCAGCCGGAACAGAAAGACTTGGTGGCGTCGTGAGCCTCCGGATCTCCGCCACACTGCTCGAGTCGTTCCGTCTGTTCTACGCCGGCGACGCGTTCCCCCACGATGAGGCGAAGGCCAAGGTCGACGACTGCTACTGCGAGAACTGCTGGGAAGCGCGTCTGATCGCGGCCATCAAAGGGGCGTACGTGCCTCAGACCGTCAACATGCGTGTGGGGCACGCCTACCACTATTTGCTCGAGCATCCACAGCTCAGCCTCGAGGGCGTCTACGAGCGCAACGGATTCCGTTTCGCTCCCTCGGCCATCGAGGCGGTGCTCGAGCGCCTCACTCCTGGCGGTGTCTTCGAGACGAAGGTCGCGCGTTCGATCGGCGTCACCCGCGAGGGTGACCAGCTTGTGCTTGTCTCGAAGGCGGACCACATCGCCGGCCTGCACATTTCCGAATTCAAGGCGCCGCTGGGCGGAAGTTTCGATGCCGAGAAGTACATGGACTCCTACCAGTGGCGCGTGATGATGATGCTGTACGAGGCCAACATGGTCACGTATCACATCGCGTGTCTGAAGGAAGTCGATGACGACGTGCTCACGTTGAAGTCGATCGACTCGATGAACCTGTTTCCCTATCCCACGCTCGAGAGCGACGTGAAGCTGCTCGTGCGCGAGCTCCTGCGGTACGTGCGGACGATGGGGCTCGATTCGTATCTTCGGCGTGAGGATTCCAAGGCGGTTCCGGCATGAGCGCCACGGTGCCGGCCTTTCCGAAGCCTGTACGCATGGAAGACGCCGATTACTTGCGCTTTATTCGACGTCAGCCCTGCGTTGTCACTTATTGCGCGGCGGAACCGCATCACGTGGTACCGCCTGGAGGCGGCAAGACTGGATCGAAAGTCTCGGACTATCGCACTGT